TATTTACTACTATACAAAACAAACCGACTACAAAAAATGACTATTACTGATGATTACAAAATATTTGCTGACAAATATCATAATAAACAACATATTCCAGATGACTTGATTAAACAAATTATGAAAATCAATACCGAAGCAATCAAACAAGAAATTGTAGTTGAAATCCAACATTATCGCGATTTAACTGATAAAGCAATTGATGAAAATAAATTGCTTCTGGCGAGCATCTACAAGCAGATCCGAGAACATTTGGTATTGACACACAAAAATTGAGAGAAGAAAATAACATAACGCCATATTAATAATTACAAATATAAACAAAAAATAAAAAATAAAAAAAAATAACACTGCTTTGCAATATATACTCTACTATTGAGTATATATTGCCGCCAGTCGTAAAAAGGGTAGTCCAATTTTCCACTAGCAGATTGAAATTGTCTAAGTACTATTTACTACTATACAAAACAAATATGAGTGTTTGCTCTAAATTCTTCTACTCTATTAAGAAATTCTTCCAAAATGCAATTTTAGATATTAAAAATACTATGCCTTTTGTAGTGACTTGTGGTACAATTGATCCAAGATTTAAAGAGTATGCCATAGCATCTACACATAAAGAAATAATGGCGATGATTGATAAATTAAATGATGAATTAGACAAAGATGAAAAGTGGGTGAGCAATCAAAATATTAGGGGAGAACGTTCAAAATTATGTCATAGAAAAATTATGATAGATACATTTAACAAAATATATGGTAATATTGTTAAATATAATGATAAGCAATTAAATAATATTTATGAAAAGAAAAATAAAAAATGGTCTAATTGGTGTGATGATGTAGTATTATATCATTGCTATAATAGAGTGTTAAATGAAAGACTTATTCCAACAATTCTACAATAATTAATAATTTAAGATGACTTTATAAAAATTATAATAAAAAATAAAAAAATATAACACTGCTTTGCAATATATACTCTACTATTGAGTATATATTGCCGCCAGTCGTAAAAAGGGTTGTTCCATTTCAGAAAAGTAATTTGAGAACTATTAAGAACTTATTTAGTATTATACAAACAAACTACAAATATGCCTAATGGACGCGCTCGCCAGCGCAACACCTCCCACGCAAATCGTCAAAGACAAATTCAAAGATCGCAAGTTGTTGATGCAACTATGATTAATCCAATCGTAATTTCAGATACTGATATTATTGTTGAAGCAGAAGAATATGTTGATACCCAAGAGTTAAAAGATACCATTGTTTCTATCAGTCAAGATATTGTTAGTAAAAAAAATTATATTAAATCAATGGAAAAAAAAATTAAAAAACTTAAAGATGACATCATTCATACTGAAAATGATTTGCAACATTTTATTAAAGAAATGGTAGATAAAGGATTTATTACAGTAGATACCAAACACAACAAAAATCAACTAAATATTGAGATTGTACCATTTCAGATAAATTTTCTAACTGGCGAACCAGACAAACCAGCAGAAACAACATCAGCAGAGACAATTAGAAGATACATTAAATTCCTTGAAAGTATTATTGCCACATCAAATAACGGACTTGAGATTATGACAATTTGCGGAGGATTGATCGGTTTTGATAAAAACCCAGAAAAATGTAAAGATTTATTCACCCATATTATAAGTAAAAAGAAAGATTAATAATTAATAATTTAAGATGACTTCATAATAATAATAATAATAATATTTTTTATCTATAATATAATTTGATAATTTATAAATTTAAGATGACTTCATAAAAATAAAAAAGATGATAATTATTATTTGTAATAATAAAAACTCAATTTATTACAGAAAAGCAAAAGTTGATATTATAAAAGAAATGTATAAAACCAATTATGATTTTCATAGTTGGTGTAATAGAGCACCAGCAATGTGGATATATTATGATGATACAAATTATGATTATGATTGTGATAATTTAATGTATTAACATATAAGTAATAACTTATTATATGCATCTTGTAATTCTATAAATTTATCTGTTGATCCATCTACTTTATCTGGATGACAACGTAATACTAATTTTTTATATTGTTTTCTTATTTTAGTCTCGTCTATCGGTGGTTCTATCTGTAATATATTATATTCTTTTTTATATTTGAAGTCATCTTTTTTTTCATAATTATTATAATTATTATCTTCTTTATATCTCTGTTTTATCCAACATTCTCTACTACACCAATTGGTTGATGTTATCTTACAACCACATTTAGTACATATTGGATAATATTGTGTTTTTTCCCAATAATTGAAATCATCGGATGTCATATTATATTAGATATATATTTTATAATCTTCTCCATTTTAAATAATTTAAGAATAATTAATAATTTTGTTTAATTTGGTTTATTATTTTGGAGGACTTGCTGTAATATCTGAGCATTACTTTGTTTCTGTTTAGTTATTTTATATAATACACTACTATTTGCTGATATGTTACTAAGTTCTCCAGATGGATCACAAATCTGTGTTGTTACTTTTGTAATAGTTCTCGGATGAGTTATAGTAAATGTTGTGTCATCTGTAGCATAGTAATAATCGCCATATTGACTTTCTTTTGGTATTACACTTAATACTGGCATTGCTGATTTTTGCATAGTACCACCATTAAAATAACTATCACTAATTATATCACTTTTAATTATAAAATATGGTCTTAATGTTTTTGTTGGTAAGTTACTTGCTTCTATTTTAACACTATCGCATTCAACTTCCAATGGAGCATCTGTAATTGCTTTAGTTGCTTGATTGCCAGTTGTACTTTGAAAAGCAAACATTGCTGGTAATGGTATAGTATATTTTTGCGCTGGGACGCCAGTTGCACCGCCATTCCATAATAACAAATCATCGTTTGCTACTTGCGCATTTGTTGTAATTCTTGCTATATTTCCTAATACGCCAGTAAATACTCTTTCATTAATATTTCCAGTATCGTTATTATTTAAATTTTCATATTTAAATCCACATATTCCCCAAAAACTATTCTCCCAATTTTTCTGTAATATATTAAAATCTTCAATAAATACTCCGCTATTACTATCAATTATAGATCCCTTCTTTATTATTTGATTTAAATATGGAAAAGCAAATAAATCATTCTTTGTTGTTCCATCTATATCTACTCCAATTTCATTAATATATGGTGTTATTGTGGGACAAAAATTACGTCTGTCAAATACTTTATTTATTTTAAAACATTCTTTTCCATTATTATCTGGAACTGGTATTACTTGTCCTTGTGATAAACTAGCACTGTTTCCAGTTGTTGCTGTTTTAACTAATGTTGCATCATATTTTGCTGTTATTCTCTCTGGACTATGTAATGATGATATAGCAAATCTACTTGTTATTGTATCAAATGATAATTCTGGTTCTATTGCTCCAATATATATTTTATTATTCCATCTCTCACAATAATATGGATTTGGTTCATTTGTATTTATTAATTCATTTCCAGCATTATTATAATAAGTAAATGGACTATTTCTATCTACTGCTATAGTATATTCTTTATCAAATGAATATCCATTAGTAGTACAAGCACCATTATATAATCCTATATAAGCATTACCATAAGCATTAGGATGACTATCATAACCAACTTTTATTGTATCACAATCAACTAAACTAAATGTTTTATCTGAACCATATAATGCTGGATTTAATAATCTTTCATACCATTCTACATATCCTAATGTATATAAAGTATGTGTTTGGATTGTCCCAGATGCTGTGCCATTTACATTATGAAATGTTTTTAAACTTTTTTGTACTAAATATGGTTTTGGAACTACTGCTAAAAATGATATATTATCAGTATATCCTCCCTTATCTATATCTTTTGCTGAAAAATCCCTATTTAATGACATTGCCGTTCCACTATCTTTTACTACTAATGATGGAGGACTTCTTGTCGCAAATCCACCCCAAACATTACTATCACTTAATCCATCATAATATGCAAAATTTTCTACATCTGTTGGATTATTAGTTCTTTGATCTTCATAATAATTTATAAATAATGGTGCTGTTGAAAAGTCTGTTCCACTCGTATTGACGCCAGCACCTTTGCCACCAACTGCTCCATATGTTGAACCATAATCACTAAATATACTTGGTATATTATCATATCCAAATGAAACCTCAGTAGCATCTATACTTCCATCTACTTCTACTTTTAATACTCTTGCCATCTTTGAATTCACTTTGCCTCCTATATGTAAATATCTGTGTGTTTGTGCTGTTATTTCATCACCAGCATATGTTGATGCATTATATATTTTCTTATTGTAATATAATTCACAACCTTCAATATTCATATTAAATAATTCTGGATATCTCTCTTGTGATTGGAAAAACTTCTCAAATAATTGTAAGTTCTCTAATGTCCAAGGTATATTTGTATGGATTTGTGATAATATTTTTGTATCATCTTCTCCTACTATACCAAATGGTAATTCATTAACATAATCATAATTAGCAATATTTGTATTATCTAATCCTCCTATTAATTTATCATTATCATTATTTACTACATAATCAAACTCTATATCATTTGTTGATGTTGGATTAAAATCATCAAATAATAATTCAGCATCATCTGTTCCTAATCTGTCAAAACTTTTTAATGTTAAATATATTTGTTTTGTTTCTATTCCAGTCTCATATATCTCTGGTCTTTTTATTCCTATATACTGATGTCCAGTTTCATAATCAAATGTTCTTGATGAATTTGTTGGAACTATTTTTTCACTAAATGATGTTCCATAAAAAGGTTCTGCCGCCCCAGTAGATATATTACCAAATGTAGCACAATCAAATAATTTGTTTGTAGATGTTTCATTTTTTACACCAGTCGCTTTTTCTACTAATCTACTACCATTATAAAAACAAACATTATTTGTTGATATATCTGTTTGTTTTTGTAATCCATCTGTTATTACATTACTTATTTGACTTGGACTATTAAAACCAACTGGTGCTTTTAATTGTAATAAATCTTTTATTCTAATATATTTAATATCTCTATAAAATAAATCTCTGTTTTCTATATGACTATTACTAGTATCACCTATTAATTGTATATAATCTGTTCTTGGTCTGCCAAATATCATAAATCTACTGCCATCTACATTTAATTGCTCTACAAAATTCTTTGTATCATATGTATAATCTGGAGCAAAACGATGTGCTACATTTGGCGCTAATGCACCACCACCTAATTCTTTTCTATGATCTCTAATTGCTCCCCAACTATTAGTCATAATAGGATCATCAATTTTCTGTGGAACAGCATATTTTATAGGCAAATGAAACATATATTCTCCATTATTAGATTTATAATAAGATATTAATACATTCACATCTGTATCCTTAATATTATTTACTACTACTTTACTACTTGATATATTACTACGTAAATAAAATTTAGGGTGAGTTTTACAAGCATTATTCTCTACATTTAAATATGTTATATTTTCTATATTCTCTACTTTTGTAACTTCAAACTCTTGTGTACTTTGTATTGTAGTCCCCTTAAATTCTATTGTACTATCCTCTGCTCCTAAATCACTTACAAAAGCACTATGTAATGATACTTCATCTCCTATATCTAATTTAATCCCATCATTTATATCATTCTGCCAGATTGCTTTTGTATCACTATTTCCATATTGTGCGCTATGTAATCTGTTTGCTTCTAATATATGAGTGTTTGTATATGATGACATATTATATATATTATACATATATAATATTATTATTTTTATATTTTAGAAAAATAAATTAGTGGAAGTCTTCTAAATTATGCATAATAGCATTGTAGAATTCCATCTTGCAAGGTGGCGTATTTAACAATCTCTAACCAGCAACGCATTGTATATACTAATCCACCTTCAAGTGCGCCCCAAGTTTGATAAATCTCAATACCTCTGCTATTAACTCTTTCATTTCTGTTAAGACGATCTTCAACCCAGAAATTAGTGGTTTCAAGATCAGCAAATGCTTTATGTCCAAATACTGTTCCATCAGAAATAAGTCCTAACTCTCCAACATATTCATCCTTAGAAATAAATGGAACAGACCCTTCTGCTTGCTGCATATTATGGAATAGACGAGCATTATTTTTAATATCAATCGGATATAAAAATTTATCATTGTATCGGACATTATGAGATACAGCGCCTAAATCACCAGCACTATCTTCTCCACTTCCATAACTTTCATAAAGATTGAGTATGCTGTTGCGTTGAGGATTTGTTGTAGTGTCTGGTAGAGATAAACCAAAGAATAGTTTATTAACTACTCTCCCAGCACCACCAACATTAAGAATAATGCTTTGAGATTTATCAGCACTATTATCAACTGTATGCTTAACAAGTCTGTAATCAACATAAGTAAATGACATATTGTTGTTAGCATTCTGATATGCTGTCATAATCTCTTGTGGGTAGTAGATGTAATCAGCAATCATCTGTGTAGAATTTCTAATTAATTTAGCAGCAAATTTATCACTTGCTACAACATCTCCCTTACTTACACCGCGTTTGTCTTCTTTTGCAAAAAATAATTCAATATCAATCTCCTCTTTCATCATATAAAGTGGTAACTGGTTCATCTTAAGGAATGGGAATAGGTCATTAATAGTAATCTGAAAATCACTAGTGCCAGTTCCATCAGCAGCACTTGCTGTAGGATTTAATAGACTATATTTATGGACGTCAATATCTCTTGCTGCTGCTGCTTTATTCAAAGCATTTACATCAATTCCAAGATCAAGAGTATAATCAGTTGCTTCATTAATACTATCAGTGCGACCGCTGGCACTTTTAGCAGATGCTCCAAGATCATATTCCCATTTACGACACATCAAACGAGACGATGTAATGCTCTCTCTCTGTTTATTGTGCTGAGGATTTACAAAACTACTACGATGTTGCATAAAATGATTAAATCCATCAGTTTCACAAATAGTTTTAGTACCAACTTTAAGTACTGCCCTATCAATTACAGAATGTATTCCAATATTTGCTGGTAGAATACAATCAGCACCAGATCCACTAGATGTATCTAGAGAAAAAACAATTTTAGAATTTGAATGGAGAATGCCTTTATTTTGAAGACGGAAACGACAAAAAGTCTCGGAAAAAACAACAGTTTCAAGAATATCAGTTTCTACATTCATCTGAGTGTTTATAGGCATTGCGCCAATCATCATAAGATTTGGTACATTTGCTGCACCAGTTGGTGCTGGAGTTGATACATCTAACGGAGCAGAACTATCAGTTGTAGGAGGGGTGGTATCATCATTAACAGACATTATGTTATTGTTTTATATGTTTATACTTAATAGTATAATATAATTTAAAAAATAAAATTTTAAAAAAACGCATTTTAAGCAAATAAAAACTTTATAACAGCATATAAGTGGAAGTTATACCCATTAATTTATTTTTTATTTAACATCAATCTACGTAATGATCTGAATACCATTCGGAGAAAATACCATAGTCTGTTTAGATTTAACAAACATATAGACAGATTGAGGATTGTCATCAAATAGTTCCGTATCCATATTCAGACCAAAATTAGTGGTTCGGAAATCTACACCTTGGTTACTAATAGTGTCAAAAGCAACTCCTACACCTACACCAGCACCACCATCAATAAATTTATTGTAAGAGTTAGATGGAGTTAGAGCAGTAAGTTCAATAATACTATTTTCTGGAGAAATAGTGTTTCTCATATTCTTGGAAAACGACTGGACGGAATTTACAAAATTGCGGTAAATCTGACTATCAGCAATGTTATTATCTGGACTATCGCGCTGGACGGCATCAATATTGTAGTCTAGAGGCAGACGCTCGCCACCGCGCGTAAATACTACTTGGAGAATTTTTGCAACAAAGTTATCTCCGCGCATAGGGTAATAAGTAGTCATACCATTAAACGATCGGTTATTAAGATGAGATGATGTAACAAAATTACAAAATACAGATAATACCCTAGACAATCCAAGTGAAAAGTTAATAATAGCATTAGTAGAATTAAATGTAGTGTAATAAGATGAAATACTATTATATTCAAATGTTGATCCACCACTAGATTTTTGTAGAGACATTAAATCTGTAGGAGATGGAGTTTGAACTTCACAGCATAGCGCTACATTCTGATACTGATAAAAAGCATTAGAAATATCAGTACCAACACCATCAGTAGCAAACAATACATTATTATCACTAGCAAGGTGAATTTCTACAATTAAACCACCAACTCCCCAAGTTCTAGACATAGGGATAGGAGGAGTTCCATTAAATAATCCACAAGGAAGTGATAAAGCAAATGACAGACTTTTATCCTCTAATGCATAATCACTATCAACTACACCGCCTTTAATTGCTTTGCTGTTTAATACTTGAAGATTAGCATTGTTGTTAAATGATAATCCATCATTGAGATCATTAGTAGTTGCTAGGTAACTGCTCATAAACCTATTGTAATCCCTAATATGTTCTATAGTTTGATTAGTTGCTTGCGATTTTATTACAAGTTGGTCAATGGTAGAATATAGAGATGTCCTCCCATCCATAGTAAGTTTAGCATTGGCAGAACCAGCAGCGCCAACTGCATTAAGAACACTAAATTCACCTACAAGGCGGATAGTCTGTCCGAGTAAATAGCGCTCTTGCTCTCCAATAATAAACTGAATAACTGGTTGTCCGTTTTTAAACGATAGTTTGCCATCAGAAGTTACGTTAGATGGCGTAATTTCTAAGTGCTGGTTAGATTGCTGAGACATATTCATTGTGTATGTATGTATATTTATACTTATATAAATATAAAATAATAGATAACTTTATTTTAAAAAAAAAATTTAAGATGAAATATAATATTTTTCATATCTTCTTGGATTATTTATAGAGTTTATACTTGTATAAATATAACAATATTTGCCCTTACTACTTGTAATTGGTTTTAGATATCTATCTTGTCCCACAGACCATACTTTATCTTTATAAAATATATAATGTGGAGTTTTTTGTAGAATATTTTCTGTATCAAATGTAGGGTATGTTTTATCTATAATTGTTGTATATGATATATCTGCTTTTGTATGTTTATGTGTTCTTGTATATGATGCAAGATGTGTTCTGTCATTTCTATTTTCACATATTTCTATTATATCTTCTATACTTTTTTCTGGAAATTTTTTTCTAAAATGTCTAAATGTATGATATTTACTACTCTCTTTTTTGTCAAATCTTGTTGCGCTATATGGATTATTTAATTGTCTCTGATATTTTTTTGGAGGTGGCATTGATTAAGATAAAATATTATATTATCTTTAAATTAAACTTGGAGAGAAATACCATTTGCTGTAAATTCAATACGTCTAATATGTGAGACAAAATTACACCATAGTTTATTTTTAGTTGGAACACCAGCAGTATATTCTACTTGGAGATTGAAATCTTTTCCTCTTGCATCATACACACCATTGTGAAGACTGAGCGCGCGTCCGATTACAAAATTCTCATTAAATCCTAAAAATGAATATGGTACAATTTCTGAAACTGCTAGTGCTTTTTCTAATTCAATTAATCCAATTTGTGAAATACCAACACCAGTAGCAGTATTAGATACATTACATTTTCTGCTTGGATTTAACTTGCCGTCATAAAATAGTTGATATTCTTGTAGGCGATCTACACATCCTACCAGACCAGACTTATCACTATTAATCTGTTTATCTGGTGTGCCATCAACATTATACCAATTATAAGTACCACCAGCACTAATCCTCTCAACACTATTATAAACACTACTATCGGTTGGAACAGATAGAATTGCTTTTGCTCTTGACATATTTAGTGGCAAACGAATGTTAGCAACAATATCACTAGCAAGTTGTGAATATTTATAATTTGTAAATGATAAGAAATCATAATTCATACTGCCGCCCTCTTTCATCATAGACATCATCTTTGATTTATAACCTTGTGGCATTTCTAGTTGCTGTAATACCATCTGGCAATCACTTACAACATACGTTGCGCCATAACTAGATCCACCACCTTCTACACTATGAGATACTACACCAAAAGTTCCAGAAGCAGTAATATCAGTGGCAACTTGTCCAGATGCTGAAAAATCTAATTGAATTAATCCATTAGTTCCAGATAAACTAATACTAGAAATTTTCATTTCTGGCGATGGAACGGCGTGCACACTATCGGAAAGTTTAACAAATGCAATGGTCTCTCCAACACAAAATGGAACATTTGCAACACTATTAATTAAATTATCATTTGCTAAAAAGATACTTTGAGTATCACAAGCATTAGTAACTATTTTAGGATTGTTTAAATTACCATCAATTGAATGGAAGATTGGCATAAACTTAAGATGTTTTAAACGTAACACTTGATCTAACTGGCGCATCACAACATCTGCCTCTTCTAAAATAATATCTATTTGTAAACCTTCAGTCATCATAACTGGAAATACTTTTGAATTAGAAAATATACCAGTGTTTAAGGGCAGACAGCATTTAACTTTAAGAAAATCACTATCATCAAAAACAGCAGTAGTTGTAGATGTCTTTGGTTTAAAGTAAGGATTATCACTTACACAATTTTTATGAGTTTCTATAGTTCCGCAAGTGCCTCGCGTTTTAATACTATGATAAGTGCTACCTTCAGTCATTGCCCTCTTTTTACGTAATACATCATTAGTTTCATATGTATATTTTACATTAGTTAAAACATTGTAGTCTTGATATTCCTCTAATAAAATTTTTCCAGCACCTCCAGAATAGATCCTAATATCCTTGATTAAACTTTGCGCTCCAAGGGTTTCATCTAACTGGAGTTTAGTAGGAAGTTTTCCAGATGGTAATTTAAGTTGTACATCCCAAGATAGATAACATTCTTTTGGTTGAATAAATTCTACACTTGCTGGAATATCAAAAATTACTCTTTGACCACCAGAGTATTCAAGACCATTCTGCGAAGGAATAGATACAGATTTTTGAGTAATAGGGATTTTATCTTCTGCTTTCCAATATCCGCTCATCTTTAATTTATATTATAATAAATATAAAAATTTTAAAAAAAAAATAATAAAAAATAATATTATGAGATAATCTTTGATTATCAATCTATGATGAAGTCATCCATAATTAATAATTAAACTTTAACGAAGCAGAGGGACGATGTTGCTCTGCTTAAAAACTAGATGAACCACCAATTAATTTCTTTGGATCACTTTGTGCGCTTGCTAAAAATCCAGCACCAGCAAGAGATGGAGGAACTTCCGTATTAACTAAACTCCCTTGATAATTTCCCTTATCATTAGTAGTTTGTTTGTCAGCATCTTTAATAGCATTATATGTTCCTACTGCTGCACCAGCAAGTTGTACTCCAGCAGCAACTGGCGCTAAAAATGGTAATGCCATAGATGCTACATCTAATGCTGTTCCACCAAGTGTTAAAGCATTTCCAAGTTCATCCGCGCCACTAGAACCAGTGCCTCCTAAAAATCCACCCTTCTTACCAACATTTTCAAAATCTTTATAAATATCTATTGCTCCTCCAATATTACCAGCAACTTTTCCTAAACCTTCTGCTGCAATACTATCTTCTGCTACTGCTCCACCAGATAATTTATTTACAATTTTACCAGTAACGCCACCTCCACCGCCTTCACCTTCTGGCGCTGGTGTTGGTTCAGTTGTAGATGTTGTATCTGATATATCTTTTGCTGGTGTTACATCTGCTGATGTTTGTATTTTTGTTCCGTCATCTGTTGTTAATGGATCTGGTTCTGCTGGTGTTGTTGTTGGTGCTGGTGTTGGAGTTGGAGCAGATGTAGGTAAATCTGTTGCCGTAGATAAACCCATACTTTCACTTGATAAATCTGCTAGATTTGTTTTACCAGATATAGCACCTACAGATACACCAGCACTTTTAATACCTTCACCTACACTAGTAATTGCTTTACCGCCAGATTGTCCTAATGATGATAATTTGCTACCGACTTTACCTAAATCACTGGATACTAATTCACCATAACTAGACGTTCCAAGTTTTGCCATACGTTGCGTTGTAGCATATGCTGAACTTGCTACATTACCGCCAGAAACCGTATCCATTACTCCGTGATACCAACTTTCACCTTCCTTTTCTCTCGCATCAGTTTTTTTAGTATTTTGCCAAGTTTGTGTTGTTTTATTATTGGCATCTCTTATAGCATCATTGGCGTCTGCTGCACCAGACAATAACATATTTGCTTGTTCTAATGACATATTGTTTTAGAGTTATTATAGTTATAATATACATATTATTTATTTTTTATCTTTTTTTTTTTAAAATTTAAGTATCATCTTTATCCATAACTGCTTCATCATCTGTTTTATATCCACCAGTTGCTATTTGCTTTTCAAAATTACTATACATAATAGGAGGGTTGTCTTGTAACGACATATAACAGAAATCATATTTATTGGGTGTTGCTTTTCTGTAT